TTCCTCCTTACGACTTTATTGGATAATGGCATTAAATCCCTTTTTTCTACAAGGCTCTTACGGAGAGCAACGACTTGTACAGGAGTTGATTAACGAGCAACTCAAGATTTATGGTGTAGAAGTAACATATATCCCAAGAAAGTTTGTAAGAAAACAAACTATTATTGAGGAGATACAATCATCGACTTTTGATGATAACTTTTTGTTGGAAGCATACATTAATAACTTTGATGGTTATAGTGGTGCTGGTGATATCATGACAAAGTTTGGTGTTAGTATTAGAGATGAGTTATCTTTAACTATTTCAAAGGAAAGATTTGAAGACTTTATTTCACCATTTCTTAATGGTATGGAAGATGATGAAATTGAAGTCTCTTCTAGACCTAGAGAAGGAGATTTAATTTATTTTCCACTGGGTCAAAGAATATTTGAAGTAAAATTTGTAGAGCATGAGCAACCTTTTTACCAACTAGGTAAAAACTACGTTTATGAACTGAAATGTGAGCTCTTTGAATATGAGGACGAGGTTATTGATACTACTGTTGATGAAATCAGTGATGTCCTTGACCAAACTGGTTATATTGTAGACCTTACACTATTCTCTAGTGGAACAGTAGCAAATGCTTCCGCCACTATCAATACTGGATATATTAGAAGAATTTTCTTAGACAATGATGGGTCCGGATATACCAGCACACCAACGGTTGCAATAACAACAGCACCATCTGGTGGAGTAGATGCAACAGCAGTTGCAATAACAACCACAAGAAATAAAGTAACTTCAATTAAAGAAATTCTAATAACAAATGCTGGTGCTGGATATACTGTAGCACCAACAATTACAATTAGTGGTGGTGGTGGCACTGGTGCTGCTGCTACATGTGGTATTAATACTTCTTCTAGTGGTGTGATTTCTATTGTTGTAACTGGTGGTGGTGCAGGATACTCTACTGCTCCTTTGGTAACAGTTGCTGGTCCTGGATCTGGTACTACTGCAATCGGAAGAGCTGTCGTAAGTGCTGCTGGCACAATATCCAACATTTATGTAATTAATCCAGGTGATGGATATACAACCACACCAACAGTAACAATTGGTGCTGCTGCTACCACTGGTATTGGTACATTCTGGAGAAATGAAGTTGTTACTGGTTCTAGATCTGGTGCAACAGCAAGAGTTAAGAGATGGGTGAAGAGTACAAATACTTTGCAGGTTGGCATCACATCTGGTACTTTCTATCCAGGTGAGTTAATTACTGGTGCGAAATCTGATGCAAAATATGAAATTAATGTATCAATAGCAAACACAACTATTGATAAATACAGTCAAAATGATCAAATCGAGTTTGAAGCAGACAATATACTCGACTTTACAGAATCAAATCCTTTTGGTAACTATTAATGTTAGGAACTTATCACTATCACGAAATCATTAGAAAGACAATTATTGCCTTTGGCACTCTTTTTAATGATATCCACATTAAACATAAAGATGAAACCAAAGTCATTAGTGACATGAGAGTTCCATTGGCATATGGACCAACTCAAAAGTTTCTGGCAAAACTTGAGCAACAAGCAGATTTAAATAAACCTATCCAAATTACATTACCTAGGATGTCATTTGAGATGACATCTATTGATTATGACGCATCAAGAAAAACTGGAGTTACTCAGACTTTCAGAGCAGTTGATGGTAATACAATGAAAAAAGTATTCATGCCTGTGCCATATAACATTGGATTTGAATTATCTATTTTGTGTAAGTTGAATGATGACGCTCTGCAAATTGTTGAGCAGATTCTTCCAAACTTCCAACCAGCATTTAATTTAACAGTTGATTTGGTCGAATCTATCGGTGAAAAAAGAGATATTCCAATCGTCTTAAATAGCGTATCATTTCAAGACGACTATGAAGGAGATTTTTCCACAAGAAGAGCCTTGATATATAGATTACAGTTTACTGCAAAAACTTATCTCTTTGGTCCTATCGCAGACAACCCAGAGGGTCTTATCCGTAAGGTTATTGTCGATAATTATGCAGATACTGATAGGACAACTGCTAAGAGAGAAATGAGATATACAGTCACACCAGACCCTGTTAACGCAGACCCAGATGATGACTTTGGATTTAGTGAGACATGGGAATATCTTGGTGATTCCAAGTCTTACAGTCCTACACAACAAACTGATATTTGATACTTATGTCTGAATTTGATGCTATTGATGATGCTCTAAATGTAGAGAGCAGCATTGTTGAGGTTGATGATACTCCAAAGAGTATTACAAAACCTGAGCAAAAGACTGACATATCAAAAGACTATGAGTATACAAGAGCAAATTTATATTCATTGATTGAAAAAGGACAGGAAGCAATCAATGGCATCATGGAATTAGCAGGTGAAGGTGGAAGTCCAAGAGCATATGAAGTTGCAGGTCAGTTAATCAAGAGTGTAGCAGATACCACAGATAAATTAATTGACTTACAGAAGAAACTGAAAGATGTAGAAGAGGATGTTGGTAACAAGGGTCCAAGTACTGTTACCAACAATGCAGTATTTGTTGGGTCAACAACAGAGTTACAAAAACTACTGAAGCAAGGTTTTCTAAATAATAATAAGACTTCAGAATAATAATGGCAAAGACCTGTAAAAAGGGATATTACTATTGCTTCACCTCCAAGAGGTGTAAGAAAATTCCTGCTGGGCATCATGTCATGGGATCAGGTCGTTTGATGAAAGACAGTGAGCATGATGAGAAAAACGGTAGTGAAGAGTCTACTGAAACTCCTAAAAATGGAAATGGTAATGGAGACGGTGGTAATGGTGGGTCAGTAAGTGAAGGATGGTCGAATAAGTATAAAAAGTCAATCAACTGCGATAATCCAAAAGGATTCTCTCAGCGTGCTCATTGTCAAGGACGCAAAAAGAAAATGAATGAAGGAAAAGAAAAACAAGATCATGAAGTATCAATGGCAAAAACGCAAGTCAAAAAGTCTATTGATAACCTTAAAAAGGTAGCAAGAGTTCTTGCAAAAAAATCCGATTCAGACAATCTTCCTGCATGGGTACAGGCAAAACTGACTGATACTGAGCATCATACTGATGCTGCTGCTTCTTATATGACTAATGGTGATGATGTTTCTGAAGCAGTAAGATTAAAAAATGGTAATATTAAAACGGCAATTGATACAATCAAACAAACAAAAGAATACAAAAAAAATCCTGCACCATTTCATGTTTTTCCATCTCAAATAAAGTCAGTAGATACTCAATCTTTTGAACCAGAAGGTGAGTTTTTAGAAGAGAAGAAAAAGAAGGGTGGCACTCTTCATAACTGGTTTGGTAAGTCAAAATCAAAAGATGGCAAACCAGGTTGGGTGCAGTCTGATGGGTCTCCATGTGCCAATGAGCCTGGCGAAACAAAGACACCTAAGTGCTACTCATCCAGAAGACTTGCTGGTCTGAAGAAGACTGAAGAAGGTAAGAAGAAGATTAGAAGTGCTGATGCACGCAAGAGTAGAAAAGACCCAGGTCAGCAACAAAAGAGTAGTGGTGCCGCACCAACAATGGTAAGAACTTTCACAGATAAGAAAGATTATAAAAAGCACAAATCAGGAGATTATAGAGAGGGTTTTGAAATGCAAGAAGCAAGAGATGTAAAAGGTAAGGGTAGTGGTAAGAAAGATGCTTGCTACCATAAGGTCAAGTCACGATATTCTGTTTGGCCAAGTGCATATGCTTCTGGCGCATTAGTCAAGTGTCGTAAGGTTGGTGCTGCTAACTGGGGCAATTCAACCAGAAAAGAAGGTTTTGAATTTTCAAACTGGAGAGACGATTTCAAAGCACTTGAGATTGAAACTGTAGATTTGATTAAAGCAGAACCTCTTGTAGTCAATGAAGCAAAGAAGTGCTGGAAAGGTTATGAGAAGAAGGGCACTCAAAAACTCTTCGGTAAGACTTATAACCGCTGCGTAAAGAAAGAAGAATTTTCTAACTGGAGAGAAGAACTTGCTGAAGGTGCTGCCTGGACAAGAAAAGAAGGTCAGAATAAAAAGGGAGGATTAAACGAAAAAGGACGCAAGTCTTATGAGCGTGAAAATCCTGGTAGTGACCTAAAAGCACCTTCAAAGAAGGTTGGTAA